AGAAAATGAAGTTGAAATTGCTATACCATAAATAATTTGTATCTCATATATATATGAAAGGTGGTTATAAAATTAAAGATGGGTTTTATATTAAGGATGAATGTAAAAATAGTGTAGAGGAAGGAATGGTTGATGAAGAAGGGTTTATTTTAGACCCTATTCTATTTGATAAAATTCCAAAACATAAATTACTCCAATTAAGCGACGGTTATTGTTATGATAAAAGTAATTCACAACAATTATTAACGGTTATTAATCGTTCAAATAGACTTCCATTTGGACATGATGTAAAATCTGTAGATAGAAGAGAGCTAAATATAAAAAAACCAAAACTTAAGAAAAAACTATTAATTGTTGAATCTACACCTTCTATTTTATCAGATATTTCATCACTGCATACTCCTGCAGTTATTGAAGAACCTGATGTGATTGAATCACCTGCAGAAGAGTTTGAAATTATTCCAAGAAGAAGAAATAGAACACGAAGAAGATTACCTGAAAATGTGATAATTGCAAGCGATACTACTGAAGTAATTGACCCTCCTATACAAACTTTAGTTGCTCAAGAAAACCAAAACTCTCCTGTAAGTGTAAGAAGTATCAATATCGAAGACGAAGAGCTTGCTAATTTATTTTTAACAAATGAAGAAGAATTTTATAGAAGAATGAATGAATTAGGTAGAGGTATAAAAAGAAAGACTAAAAAACATAAAAATAGAAGAGGTAAAAAATCTAAAACAAAATCTAGAAAATATAGAAAATATCATAAATAAATTATTTATTAAGTGAGTAAATAATTTATTGACTATCTACAAATTTCATAACAGAATTTAATGCTAGTTTTGCTTGTTGCATTTGTCCTAATTTAACAACAGATTCACCAGGGTTTTCATGATTAATTGTTAATGCAGTTTTCAACATTAAATTATTAATTAAATCATCTAAATTTAAAATTGCTGATTCATAATCCGCACGATATTTAGTAATTAAAAAAGTATCTTGCGATTTAATTGTAGCAGCTTTTATTGCAGCTGCATAAGATGCAGCATTACCTGCTATACCATTTTCTGGAGCATTTACAGTAACAGCATTACCAGAAGCATCAGTCATACCTTCAATTATCATTGGATTATAATGAAAACTTCTAAATAAAATAAAAATAAAGAAGCATATTGCAATAAACAAAAACAGATTGTAAAATTCTTTCATATATTATATATTTTTATTTTTTCAATAAAAACTTTACAATATTAGCTATAGATGTTTTATTTATTTTTCTTACTTGACCTTTTACATTTGTATATGACAAATCCTTCATTGAATCATTATTTAATTCTAATTCTTTAATAAGATTAGGAATATTGTGGTATTTTTCCATTATAGCTAATGCAGTAACTGAACTAATACCTGGTATTTGACATAACATAATCTCTCCAATATTATCTGGAGTAATATTATCTTTTTTTACCTTTTTAACAACACCAACATAATCTTTTTCTGTTAATTCAGATTCATCTGATGTAGTAACTTGTGCAATATCACCTGATTCATTAATTGGTACTTCTACTTGCAATTTATTTAAATAATAAGGTTTCTTATTTAAATCTTTTCCCATCTTATAAGCCATATTACAAATAATATTTGCAGTCTCATCTAGAGAGAAACTTCTAAATACAGAAAACCCTTTATAATAATTTAATGAGAACATTGCTGAATATAAAGTTAGTTTTTCCATCTGATTATCAGGTTTAAAACGATTTACCTTGTTAACATCGCCTTCAATTAAATAAACAATATTATGGTTATGATGATTGTTACCATTTAATCTATATGATTGTTCTTCATAACGTCCATCCTTAATACTTGACAATAAATCGTTTACTGATTTTCTCTCAATAATTATTTTATCTTCACTTTCATCATTAATAATAATATCACCGATTGGTAAGGTTTCTGATATAACCTTAATAGATTTGAAAACAGGTATGACGGAGACTTGATTGTTAATAAGCTGTAAAAGAGCAGTTTCCCTAGTATCAATCTTGATAATCATAAGTTATTAAATTATTTGATAAATTGTTATTAAATCATTTTAGTATAAATTATATAATTTATTATAAAATAAAAAATCCAAAAAAGTAGAAACATTATAATTAATTTGATTAACCCATGTTTCCACCAATTGTAGCACGGTATCCGTATTTTTGGGTTTGGATAGTTCTGTTGGGGATACAGAAACGAGGAATTGTTTGAGGAGCTCCAATTAAATTAACGTTACTTGATAAATACCAACCGACGCGGGGAGCAAGGCCGGCCTTTTTCGGGCCGCCACAAGTATTTTGTCTATTAACAATTGACGCTTGATTGCGTGCACTTTTTCCAGCTGACATTAGCACCATTTATATTTTACAATAATATTTTATTTTTTTATAAATGCTTAATTTAATCTAAATATTTCCAAATAAAACCAGCAGAAGTTTTTCTAGAATTTATCAAAACGCTTTTAATTCCAGATGGAGAAATATTCATTTCTTTTGAGGCAGAAACAATTGAATTAAATTCCTTAATTAAATTTCCAGTCAAATCGTATTGTCGTATTTTTCTTGTATGATTATTTCCTAAACCATTTTTAAATTTATGAATTTGATTTTCTTTATTAGTTACAAATTCTAAATTTTCTACACTATTATTTAATTTATTACCATCTTTATGATTTACTTGTTCTTTATTTTCAGGATTGTCTAAAAATGTTAAAGCGATTAATCTATGTAAAACAAATGTTTTTCTATGAATATAGACACGAATATATCCATTTTCATTTACTTTATAATTATCCATAATTTGTCCATAACTATTTTTAAATCTTCCTAAATTAGAGACGTAATATTTTTTATCTATTAAAATTTCTTCACCAAATATTTTTTTTAAATTAATTTCTCTCCATTCTTCATTTTCTAAACTATTATCAAGATATTTCCATTTAAATCTGTAAGCTTTATTAGATAACCCATTTACACAATTACCAATAGCATTTCTCCCGTTGTGTGAAGTTTTAGTTAATTTATTTTCAAATGCCCATATACCAGCATCTTCAATAGAATTATATATTTGTAAAATGTCTTCCTCCATATTCATACGAATAATTGGTTTATTTTTGTTTGACGTATATACTAATCCATTTGATTTATGTTGATTATTTTCTTTTCTTGTCATCCAATTGAGATTTGATACGTTATTATTAAGTTTATTTTTATCAATATGATTTACATCAGTTTTATTCTCCAGATTTTGAATAAATGCTAATGCTACTAATCGATGAACTTTACATCCTTTTCTACAATCTTCATTTGTTAAAGATACGTGATAATACCCACCTTTAATACTTAATTTCATAGTTCTGTTCGTTTTGTTATTTTTAACATTTCCAAAAATACTTACACTATAATTTGGAAAATCTGTAATTATACGCCACTCTTCCATAATATGAATATACCATAAATCTTTATATCACTTTAAATAATATATAATTTATTCAATTTTATAAACTAATATAAAGCTAAATAGCTATACTATATAAATGTCAGAAATCAAACAAGCACACGACGACGATTTGATAAAAACTGAGGACGGATTAGTATTTAATCCTTATAATCCTCTAAATGTTAAGATTACATTGAGCGAAGTTCAATCTATTCTTTCCAAATATGGTTTGCCTCCTGTTGTTCGTAAATTAGAACTTTATCAACGCGCATTTGTTCATCGTTCTTACACGAAAAGACCTCAATATGAGAATGCAGAACAAAATATTACTATTGTTGAACGTCCTACTGATTGTTTACCACTTAGTTCTAAATCTAATGAGCGTTTAGAATTTCTTGGTGATGGTATTTTAGAGTGTGTTACTAAACTTTATCTTTACAAAAGATTTCCTAAAGAAAACGAAGGATTTATGACAGAAAAGAAAATCGCCATTGTAAAGAATGAAGCAATTGGTAGAATTGCCCTCGAAATGGGACTCCATAAATGGTTAATTATTTCAAAGCATGCTGAAGAAAAGAAAATTCGAACCAACTTGAAGAAACTGGGCTGCTTATTCGAGTCATTTATTGGTGCATTATTCTTAGATTTTGAAACGCATAATCCAGTAGCAGAAGATACGTCAGACGACGAAAGTCCTGGCTTCAAAATTGCTAAGAAATTTATCAATCGAATTTTTGAAACTCATATTGATTGGGTTGCGCTTATTCAAAATGATGACAACTATAAAAATATTTTACAAGTTAAAATTCAGAAGGAGTTCAAGGTTACACCGCATTATTTGGAAATTGAACATGATTCTGAACTTGGCTACAAAATGGGCGTCTATCTATGTCTTGGTCAACCTATTTATCATTTAACTCATGCTGACTCTGTTGATATTTCATTCTTTAAGACTTTTAAAGCTATTCACGAATATGTAGAAGAAAATACAAAGGTTCTTATTTATATGGGTGAAGGACAACATAAAATTAAGAGAAAGGCTGAACAAGTTGCGTGTAATGAAGCTATTAAGTCAATTGATTTACAGTTGATTTGTGATGATAAAGATATTTAATGACGTCTAGTTATCTTTAATTTTTTATTCTTTCTTCTCCTTGTTTTTCTCCTTTTTCTACCACCGCTTTCATTTTGACTTATAAATTTAGTTTCGAATATTGGTTTTTCATATAAATTTAACTTATTTTTTAAGTTATCTATTTCGATTTGTCTTTCATTAAGTGGTTCAGAAAAAATCTCTCTATCCTGTTTATATAAACCAAAAATATAGCGATGTTTTCCTGTTCCTGGAGGTGGAGCAGGACCTTTATAAGGAATTATAATATTACCAGTTTTAATATCATTATTAGTAATATTTATTATCGACAAATGAATATGAGTTCCACCTACAGCATCTGGGTCAAAGAGTATTAATGTATATAAATCATTTGCATTAACATTTATTTTTATTTTTGGTTCTTTTTGTGTTTCAGATACTTTTAAAAAGTCACCATCTTTCATTAATTTTCCGTTGTAAAATACCTCCATATAAATACAAAACATATTTTTATTATTTCATATGTAAAATTATAAAAATTTATATATTTAAATTATATAAGCAATGAATCATTTAGAAAAAATAAAGCAACAATTAATGGTTAAACCAGATGTTCAAGAAAGAGAACGAGTCGCTGTTGTTATAAAAGGAGAGAAAAGACATAGAAAACCCAGAGTTCAAGCTGATAAAAAAAAAGATAAGACTATTGGCAAACAACTTGAAGAAGGTATTATTGATTTAAGTGAGCAAATTTCTGAAATACAGGAAACAGAAGGTATATTACCTGTAAGTGTTGATGTTGAGGAATCAGAAGAAGAACAAGAAAAAGAACAAGAATCTAGTGGTCGCCCCATAATTATTGATAAAACTGATGTAGGTTATGATAGAAAAACATTATTAGATAAATTAGCAGAAAGCAAAAAAACTAAATTTACAATTAAACCTTTAGTTGAGATTGAACAAAAAATAATTGAGCCTGCACCTACTCCTCTAGCGAAAAAAGCTATAAAAATAGGAGTTAAAACACCACTTATTATTGAAGGTGAAGAGGAGGTTGGTAAAAAAGATCTAGTTGAAGATGAAGAAGAGTTTGTCTTTAAAAAGAAAGTTGCATTTAAAGAAGAAGAAAAAGAAGAGTCTCCAGAGGAATTTGTTTTCAAGAAAAAAGAGAAAGAAGTTATACCAATTATACCTCCAAAAGAGAAGAAAAGAAAGACAGAAAAAGTTGAAAAAGGTGTTGCTATATTGGGACCAGAAGTCATTGTTGAATTGGGAGATACAGATTTAACAAGACGATTACCAACAAGATTGCCACCTGTAAATATAAAAGTTGCAAGTTATATAATGAATAATAGAGAGACTTTTGTAAATTTTATAAATTCATTATTTGAACCATATAAAAGGGAATTGGAAGAAAATAGAGATAATATTTCTTGCGATACTATTGGTAAAACATCATCTGATTTCTCTCTATTAACTCATCAAAAGATTGTTAGAGATTATATGAATCTTTATACACCTTATCGTGGATTACTTTTATATCATGGTTTAGGTTCAGGTAAAACTTGTACATCTATTGCAATAGCAGAAGGTATGAAAGATTCTAAAAGTATTATTATTATGACACCTGCATCTTTACGCGCAAACTATGTTGGTGAATTAAAGAAATGTGGTGATTTATTATATAAGAAAAATCAATTTTGGGAATGGATATCTATCGACCAATATCCAGAATCTCTTAAAAGTATGTCAGCTATTTTAAATTTACCTCAAGAATATATACGCAGACACGGTGGAGCATTTTTTGTAAATATCAAAAAAAAATCTAATTATGATGAGTTAAGTGATACTAGTAAACAAGTTTTAGAAGAACAATTAAATGAAATGATAAAACAAAAATATAAATTTATTAATTATAATGGTTTACGTGAGAAAAGATTAGAAGAAATGACTTCTGGATATACCAAAAACGTTTTTGACAACAGTGTTGTCATTATTGACGAGGCTCACAATTTTATTAGCAGAATTGTTAACAAATTAAAGAAAGAAAAACCAATTGCTGAAACCAAACGTGGAGAAAAGGAACGTCTACCTCTTAATTTAGCACCTAAGTTATATGAAATGCTTTTAAGTGCCAAAAATGCAAGAGTTATATTGCTTTCTGGAACACCCGTAATTAACTATCCTAATGAATTTGGAATACTTTTCAATATTTTAAGAGGATATATCAAGACATGGAAAATACCTTTGGTTGTCACTACTAGCAAAAAAATCGACAAACAATCACTTCAAGAAATATTACTTGGAGAGAAGACATTGGATTATTTAGATTATTCACCATCCAGTAAGATTTTAACTATAACTAGAAATCCTTTTGGATTTAAAAATAAAATCAAAAAAGACTCTGGTTACCAAGGAGTCTCAAATAATAAAAAAAATGAAGCAGGTGATACTGAATTTGATACTGAATTCATTTCTGATGACGATTTTGAGAGAAAAATTATATCTATTCTTAGAAGAAATGATATTGATGTTATTCCGGATGGCATTGAAATTAGATATAGAAAAGCATTGCCTGATACGTTTGATGAATTTGTTGCCAGATATGTTGATGAAACTGAACGAAAACTTAAAAACACTGATGCTCTTAAACGTAGAATTTTAGGATTATCTTCTTACTTCAGAAGTGCTCAAGAAAGTTTATTACCAAGATTCAATAAACAACTTGGCGTAGATTATCATATAATCAGAGTTCCAATGAGTGATGTGCAATTTAAAGCATATGAAGGAGCTCGTGTAGAGGAACGTAAACTTGAAAAAAAGAAAACCAAACCAGCCATGGGAGAAGATTATGAGGATAAGGCATCGACATATCGTATTTTCTCTCGTCTATTTTGTAATTTTATTATTCCAGATAGACCAATTCCTATAAGAAAAAAGAAAGCTGAAGAGGCTAAGGAAGAAGAGGAGGAAGATTCAAATATGATTGCTGCATTAAAACAAGGCAAAAAAGTTGAAGCCAAACAAGATGTGGAAGATGAACGAGAAGGTGAAATTGAAGGAGATGAAGTATTGAATGATATCGGTGGAACTACTTATATGGAGCGTCTACAAAATAAGTTAAAAGATATGGCTGATAATTCTAATGATTTTTTCACACCTGAAGCACTTCAAACATATAGTCCGAAATTTTTACATATTCTTGAAAATATTCAAGACCCCGAATACCAAGGTTTACATTTAGTTTATAGTCAATTTAGAACTGCTGAAGGCATTGGACTTTTTACTCTTGTTTTAAATAAAAATGGGTTTACTCAATTTAAAATTAGAAAGAATTCGGTAGGATTATGGCAAATTGATATTCCTGAAGTTGATGAAGGTAAACCTACTTATGCATTATATACTGGAACTGAAACAGTTGAAGAAAAAGAAATGGTGCGCAAAATTTATAACGGTGAATGGGATGATATACCTGATAGCATTGGTTCAGTTCTTAAATCCAAATATAGAAATAATAATATGGGTGAAGTTATTAAAGTCTTCATGATTACATCATCCGGTTCTGAAGGTATCAATTTACGTAATACCCGTTATGTGCACTTAATGGACCCTTATTGGCATCCAGTTCGTTCTGAACAAGTTATTGGTCGTGCTAGACGTATTTGCAGTCATAAAGATTTACCACTTTCATTACAAACAGTTGAAGTTTTTGTATATTTAATGGTTTTTACAGAGGCTCAGTTGAAGTCTGATGAGGCTATTGAATTAAAGAGAAAAGATTTAAGTAAGGCTACACCTAAAACACCTCAAACTAGCGACCAATATTTATTCGAAATATCTGAAATAAAAGCAAATTTAACTAATCAATTAACTGAAGCAATTAAAGAATCATCATTTGATTGTTATATTTATTCCAATGGAAAATGTGTTAATTTTGGAGACCCATCGACTGATAAATATTCTTATGTTCCTGATTTTGCAGAACAGCAAAATGATGCGACTGTTCAAGCTAATAGAGTTGCTATTGAGTGGGTTGGTAAACCTGTTACTATTTTTGGTGTCAAATATGTTTATCGTAGAGTCAGTGATAACGTATTAAATATTTATGATTTAAAATCATATGAAGCTGCGTTGAAAGATTCAAGTATAGCTCCTGTTCAAGTTGGAACATATGAGACTGATAAAAAAGGTCAAAGAGTATTCAGACAATTAGTCACTTAAGTAAAAATTAATAAGTTATTTAAAAATTGATAATTATATTTATAAAATATAATTATATTATATAATAATGGACACATGTGTTACTCGACAACAATTAAATTCAGATTTTGACAAAATATCTGAGCTTTTTATAAGACATTACGATAAAAATATTGAAACACAATTAAATCCTCATGACCAACAACTTTTAGATGAAGTATCAGACAAATTAAATAAAATAGCAAATGCGCAAAATATTAACTTCAATAAAGATGGATTCAAGACATTTATTAAAAAAATTTATGTATATAATTTAACACAATTTGGTGGTGATTCTGATGACGAAGAAGATGACGAAGAAGAAACTCCATATTCAAGACAAAATTCTTATCTACCAAATAGGTATGATTTTTTTGCTATTATTATATTTTTTGCTTCAATTTTTCTTCTTTATATATCATTTGTTAAATTTAATGAATTATCTCAAAGTATTACGGGTATGTCTATTGATGAACTAGGTCAAGATACCAAATTACAAGTACAAGACGCACTATCTAAAATAGGTCAACTTCCAACAGAACAACTTACTTTTTTACAATATGTATGGAGTTCTATTCAAACCTTTAGTTGTTCAATTGTTGAAACACAAAGTCAAAGATTGAGAAATATCGTTACAGAATCATTATCTCATTCACTTCAAGATTTTACTGCAATTGCTAAGACAACATGTATGCCAAGAACTCAAGTTGTCACAGAAGGTATTTATTCTATATCATCATCTTACACTGGTGATATTGATTTTGGCAAAACCTTAAATTCACTTGTTCAAGGTGCGAGTGGACTGACATCAGCATCAACAACAAGCGCATGTATATCGAACACTGCTCTTCTACTACAAAAAAAAGCTATTGATGAATTATATCATCAACGATCATTAATGATAAATCAATTAACAGCTCAATCAACACAAGCAATAAGCTTTTTATCATATGGAACATATATCGGAACAACTTCTGTAATGTATTTATTTTATAGAACAAAAGATATTTTAGGTATAGCATACGCACAATTTAGACCAACACAAAGAGTGAAAAATAGTAGAGGTGTAGAACAATTAAAAATAACAGAAAGAGGAGGAAATAAAAAAATATATACTAGAAAACATAAGAAAACTTCTAGAAAACATAAGAAAACTTCTAGAAAACATAAGAAAACTTCTAGAAAACATAGAAATAAATCTAGAAAAAATTAAAAAGATATTAATTTGTTTGACTCAATAAAGAAAGTATTTTATCAATTTTTTGAGATAAATTTAAGACGTTTCTCTCTAACTTAGCAATTCTATCTTCATTTAAATTTGTATCTTTTGTGTTAGTTTCATCAATTTCCAATCTAATATTGCCTTCTTTTTTATTTACTTTTTTAAGCTTCGCAAATATATTTATATCTTCGTCATCTTCTGCCTCATGTTCAGAAATAAATGTATTCACTTGGTCATTACTGTTAAATGTTACATTCTTTTTAGGACTTAAGTTTTGATCGATTTCATTTAAATATTTAAATCTATTATTATTTTGAGGTATATCCAATTTAGCTTCAAATTTGTCAGTTTTGAGAGAAGTTTCTTGCGGCTTAAGCCAATTATCAACTTGGTTTGATGTATTATAAGACCTATTTATTTGTTCAACCTCATAATTACGTTGTGTCTGCATTTCTTTAAGAATTTTGTCCATTTCTTTTATTGGTATATCAGTTTTCTTATCAGCAAATTCTGGAACTGAAGGAGATTTTAAAGTCATTGAATCTTCAAAATCTTCTTGTCTTCTAGTAAAATCTCTATCGATTTTAGATTTTTTATCATTTTGTATTTCTTCAAATGTTATTAATTCTTTTATTGGTGTTTCATTATGAATTACTATCTTACTTGGTTGATAAGGATGTGTTTTTCTAATATGATTAAGAATAAGAAGTATATATTTTTTATTAATATCAACCAATGAATTTATTTTTGTTCTCTCGACTTCATAAAACCCTTGTATATTATTTATAAATAAATTATAAACTTTGCTTTGAATATCTGGAGAGAGAAATTTGAAAATATCTTCATCAGTTATGACATCCCATAACATTTGAGCATTCTCTTTTTTGGTGAACATATTTATTGACATTTAAATATATAATAATACAATTGTATTTTTATATGTTTTTATAACGAATCATTAAAATAAATATGTCTAAATTTTTCCATATATTCATCTTTAAGTATATGAGTTTTTATGTAATGTTCTGTCATCTTATCTTCAAGCATATGAATTATGAAATAAATGGAATAAATACCACATTCAGTATTTCCATATTGATGTTCAATACCTTCATTACTATCAACTTTAAAAATAATTTTTGGACTCAAATTAACACCTTGTTCTTTAATTCTAGCAATTAATTTCTTTATTTCTGGAGGTGCAGTGTCTCCTGTGCTATCAAAGAAAAAAATCTTCTTCTTTTTAATATCAATAAACATAGATATCCAATGTTGACCTGGTTCATTATGTGGGTCTGTATTAAAAATGATTCCAATTTTTGTTTTACCTTCTTTTATAAATTTTTCTAAATTTAAATTACATAATTCTTCCCAAACGCATTCACCATATAACTTTCTTATATCAAAATCAATTGGTGAAGGTCCTATAAAATCAAAATCTTTGTATGCTTTCTCATATTGTTTCATTACTTTCATTATATCTGTACTTGATAACCATTCATTTGGATTTTTTTTCCATTCAGGCGGTGATTCCGGTGCAAATGATTCAGCTAATTCACTTTCTAATTTTCCAAATGCTCCATTCTGTCTTAACCAACAAGCCTCATTATTACATATATCCCTTAAATAATCGCTTAATTGTTTATGAATTTCTTTTGGCGAATTTGATGTTATTTTTACATCAGGATGCCGAGCATTCCAACGGTCTCTTAAATGAATAAGTGAATCATTTGTATAGCAACTAAAATCATTCAATTCATCTTTGGATTTAGGACTACAATTAATCTTTTTAATGGATTTTTTTCCAGACCCACGTTTGTTACGATTTTTATATGTATAATTTCTTTTTCTATTTTTTTGAGTTTTTTTATTTCTTATCTTTTTGATTGTCTTCATATATAATAGTGATATTCTTTTTTTCATCGATCTCTTTTATTCCTTTATTTTTAAATTCTGGTTTCATAATATGAACTTCTCTCGATTTTGGTAAAATAATGTTATCGTGTTTTTTATTTGTCGTTCGTTTTACATATTTATCTAAAGTAGGCAAATCCATTTTAACTGAACGCATCATTAATTTATTTGCATCATCATAATTATATGTTGTATCCATATTATCATTACTCAATATATCAGGTGGAAAGTCTATGTCCTTATATTCGTCTTGTAATAAATCATTATTATCAATAATTTTAAAATAGTTTATAGATGATTTTATAAATGTATTATATGCATATTTAACATCAGGAGATAAATCATCTGGATTATTATTATTTATCATTACCTTAAATAAATTAAAAATTCTTTTTCTATAAAATATAAATTCTTCTTTATCTATTTGTTTTTCTCTTTGTTTCATTATATGTTTACCCATTGTTTCCTTATTTAAAAGACAATCTAATGTTATTTGATTAACTAATGATTGAGACATATAATAAAACTATAATTTTTATTTTTAACACGTTTGTTTTGTAATATCTTTAACTTGACATCTAGTATTATTATAAAACATTGAAGAACCACATAATCCAGGAGATGGATTTGGATTAAATGACTCAAATGAATCAGTTCTAAATAATAAATCATGTGGATTTGAGTTTGATGTAGTTTGAAATTTATATTTATATAAATCACTATTGGAATTAGGAACATAATTTGCTTGACTACATTTTTGTAAAGCATAAATCTGATTTCTCAACTCTGATTCAGTATTGATATTTGATGCAAATCCTGACCACGGTGATTGAGTATTTCCTGGGTTAAATACTTGATGAACATTATATGTTGGCATTTGAGTTAATGGTACATTTATTGGTTTTCTTGGATCAACAATAGGAAAATAGGAATATTTTGTCATAACAGGTCTTACGTCTAAATATGATTGTAACATTTGCGATGGAATATTTCTATCATATATACGATTATTTGTTTGTTTATGAATATCTGAAACACATTCTGTTGGCTGTCTCTCCATTTGATATATTTATATATTATTATTTTAAAAAAGTTTAAAGATTTTACTCCAATTATTGCATAATTATGTGTGATATATTTGCTCTCCTAAATACTAATAATAATGATAACACATATGAAATAATTATTAAAGATTTATATAAAGCACCACATTCTTAGTGTGAAATTGCTTCATGTTGATATTAATTTATGATGAACTGAAAAAAAAGCACTAGCTTTCATTTTATCTCTTACTAATATATGAATCAAAGACAATTACATAAATGGCAAGAAAAATTATTTGATATTATTATTTATGTTACATATTTTTTGGTTATCATATCTTCTTTAGGTTTATCGGAAGGTGCACCAAAATACCTCAAATATTTAGATTATTATATTAGAGTTTATATTTGTCTTTTTTTAATGTGGCGTTTCAATCCATTAAGAACTCATTATGAGTTTACTGATTTAGATAGAAAAATAGCATTTAGTGCTGGTGCGTTTATTTTAACTACAACAGCATTAAATCAATATTTAGATTATTTTAAAACATTTATTGAACAACTCTTTTAAGAGTCTTATTTCTTTTATTACCTCTATTTTTAATAGTTCTGTTTTTACTTGAACGATTGAAAAAGGCTTGCAAATGAGAAATTATATGCTTACCTAATACCTTATCGACTTCGTATTCTTTATCATCCTTTTTAACAACATTATATTTGAATAAATTTATATGCTCCATCATTATTTTTTCAAACTCATCATCATCACCTATTATTTTTTTACCAATTTCAGAATCCATTAATTTTTTTAACATATATTCAAATGATAAGTCATAATAATAAGGTTTTATATTAATATAATATATATTATCATTTGCCATTTCCGGATAAAAAAAATCATCCATAAAACAGATTTCAGCATCAATAGGTATTTTTGTACATCTTACTAAATCTTTATGTGTTTTATTTTGTGTTGTTCTACATATTTCAATCTTTTTACCATTTATTTTGAATGCAGCTATTATTTGGTCAACTAATTTATAATTTATTTTCTTTTCAAAATAGCTTATGATATGTCGTGCCCATTCTTGAGGACCTGTGTTATTTGTGTAAATCATCATTTTATTACAACAATTATTTTTTTTCTTGCTCTTTAAGTAGGTTAAAATATTTATTATATTTGGCCTTAAAAACTCGGGAAATAAATCTAATATATCATCAAATTCTGTTTGCGTTAATGCATTTCTATTTTTTATTTTTAAATAATTTTCTAAGCTATCCCAAAATATTCCATATTCTGTAAAATAACCAAGTGTTTCATCTAAATCAAATACTACAATCTTCATTTGCTAATATATAATGAGAAATATGTATTTAAAAAAAACTTAATTTATATATTTTATTAATGAATATAACGAATAATACAAGTGAATTTGTCTCAGCAGCTCCTTCATAACCTATAAAAATTATTAATCAACCTTTAATTGTTCACAATAATACATTATATAAAAACTTATGGATATTGACTTTAAAATTAGTACTAATAAAACAATACTTGGCGGTTTTAGAAATACACAACTTATTTTTTATACACAACCACAAAATCAAAATATACCTACAATTTGCTGTAATTCTAATTTTTTCTAAAAATAATCAAACTCAAACTTCGGGTATATGGAAAAATAATCAAACTTAATTTAAATAATTATTTTATTTGTAAATATATATACAATAATGTCTGAACTTACTAATAATGATTATAAAAGAATTTTAGTATTTTACAATAAAGCAATACCTAAATCTAAGAGATTACTTAAAATGCAGGCAGAAAAATTACTCGTTAGTAAACTGTGCAGATGTATCAAAAAAGTTGATAAAGAGAATGAAGCTCGTGCTATAGGTATATGCACTAAAACAATCATTAATAATAAGGGATTTACACGTGGAAAATTCACATGTAAAAAAAAAGAAACTATCAGTCTTAAAAAGAAGAAGAATGTAACAAAGAAAAATAGAAAATAATTATATCAAACTATAATAAGATGAAATATGTTGATATAATTATTATTGGAACTGGCATGTCTGGTTTATACAGCGCATATCAAATCAAACAATTCTCTCCAGATACGTCCTTTTTGATTTTAGAGAAATACAAAAAAAATTGGATTGGTGGCAGAACTAGCAATGATATGTTTTATGGAACTGAAATTGTAACTGGTGCTGGAATCGGACGAAAAAGTAAAGACAAATTACTACATAAATTGATCCATCATTTTAATTTAAATACACCAGAATATACTATCAATCCTCAAAAATCTAAACTTATCCAAAGAGTTGATACTAATAATATAATGAATCGTCTTAAAAAAGAATATAAAGGATTCAAAGATAAACAACTTACTTTTAAACAATTTGCTACAAAAGTTCTTGGAGAGAAAGAATACAAAAATTTTATATTAAATGTTGGATATACTGATTATGAAAATGAAGATGTATTAGAAACATTGTATTATTATGGAATGGAAGATAATACTTCTTCTTGGAAATCATTTCATGTTCCATGGAGAAAACTTGTTTTAAAACTTTATCATTATATTGGAGCGAATCATTTCAAATTTTCCAATAAAGTTATCGGTATTACTAAAACACAAGAAACACCGTGTAGATTTATAATTGATGTTGAGGGCGGCATTCAATATTCGTGTAATAAAGTAATAATTGGTTCAACTATTGATACTATTCGAAAATTATTACCATCTTATCCAATTTATAATGATATTGAAGGACAACCTTTCTTACGTTTATATGCTAAATTTACCAAAAAATCTATTCCTGTCTTGAAAGAATATATTAAAGGTTTTACAATTGTTCCAGGACCTTTACAAAAAATTATACCAATGGACCCTGATAATGGTGTTTACATGATTGCTTATAATGACAATAATAATACAATTGCTCTTAAAGATTATCTTCAAAATACTAAATCAAATAGAGATTTATATGAAATGCTTTTGGAAAAGTCATTAGGTATGCCTGAAAACTCTCTTAACATTATTGCAATCAAAGATTATTATTGGCCTGTTGGTACTCACTATTACAAGCCTTTGAATAAGCAGTTATATAAATCGAGAGAAGAATTTATAGATAAAGCTCAACATCCTGAGAAAGGCATTTTGGTTGTAGGTGAATGCGTGTCACGATCACAAGGTTGGACGATTGGATGTTTAGAGAGCGTTAATGCTGTTCTTACAAAAGAATGGGTTAAGAAAGAATGTTAGTTATTGTTGTAAAATAATTGGATTATTTCAATTGTTTTATCTGTTTTATTTTCTGGATTTACCCAATAATTTATTTGCTGTTCTAATCTATGTAATCTCTGTTCCCATTCATCCTTTTTTGATTTTTTAACTATACAAATACCTTTTCCATTTAATCCCCAACAAGAAGTTATTTTCTTTTCTTTTGTATTGTAATCATCTGGATTAAACCTTATAAATATTATTGATCTGTGTCCTAAATCTTGTGATAGTTCCATAATACGTTTATTTTCACAACTACAATCATAATCTATATGCTGGTTTTCGTCTATTTCTATTATAATTACTTGATATCCTAAATCTAATAATAAATCAGGACGCTTTTTAGAACAACCATTATTTACCATTTTATCTGCTATCCAGCTATAATTTTCAAATTTATTTTTTACAAATTCTACAACAGCAAACTCTTTTGTTTTATAATTTCTAGATACAGGCTTATCCGGAAATAAATTAACAAAACACCTTAAACAATAACCATCATATTTTTCATTAACTTGCTTATAACATAAATGAGTTTGACAAGTTTTTGCTCTTATATTTATCATTCCATCTAATTTATGTATTTCACAATACAAGGCATCATTTTTTCCTTCAATATTATAACTTGGTCTTATTTTACAATTTGTATAAATACAAGTTCTAACAACCACATTTATCATTTCTTCTTTTTTATGTGAAAAACAATATATAGCTTTTTTTTCACCTTCAAAATTATAAACTGGTCTTACTTTACAATTTAGTTGAATACACTTTTTATGTTTGATATCTATCATTCCTTCTAATTTATGTGAAAAACAATATAATGGTTTAATTTCGTCTTCTAAATTATAATTAGGATATTTTTTACAATTTGTATGAATACAATTTTTGCATGTAACATTTATCATACCTTCTAATTTATGTAAAGAGCAATACAAACCTTTTGTTTCTCCTTGTATGTTGTAATTTGATTGCGTCTTACAATTTGGATGAACACAAGTATTATTTCTAACATTAACCATTCCATTTAATTTATGTGTATTACAATATAACGCTTTGGTTTCTCCTTCTAAATTGTAAGTTGGTCTTATTTTACAATTAGGATGAATACAAGGTTTATTTTTTAGATTTACCATCCCATCTAATTTATGCGAAGCACAATATAATCGTTTTGTTTGACCTTCAAAATTATAAATAGAACTAGTTTTACAATCTGGATAAATACACATATACAATAACTAAAGATTATATTTTTATATAGTTAATTCAATTAATTATATAATTACTAAATATTTTCACTTTCTTTCATTTTTTGTAATTTTGCCTTTTTATTCAAATAAGCAGTTCTTGCGTATTCTTTCTTTTTTTCTGCTGATAATTTAGCATTATAATTGATTTTTTCTTTATATTCTTTGACAAGCTGTTTATGTTTTTCTTTATTTTCTTCATAATATATTTTATTTCTTGTTGGAGCAGTATATTTTTTAAGATGTTCTCTTGTCTCATTTAACTCAAGTTTAGTTTTTTCTAATTCTTCTTTTAATAATTGATTTTCTTTAATGATTTCTTGAATATTCATTTAAATAATATAACACTTTATTTTTATATTATTTTAGTTAGCATTGAATGACATTATTGAAATAAATAATACAAATGATAACCTATTGCTGCAAACCCTAACATCAATAACATTTCAAAATATTTTCTAGATGTTTTCACTCCAGTATAGCCAATATATATTAACAAAGGTGCTACAATAAATATGTGTATCAGGTTAATATAGATACTTTTGCCAGCATTTAGGTATACATATATTTTGTATAAATGATAAAAAATTATTACAAACCCTAAAAATAATAGTATATTGAATAATGGTTTGTATATTTTATCTCTATTTATGCCTACATAAAGAAATAAACCACCAACAATCAAAATATGAAACAAATGAACTAATGCGTGAGAATCCATTATATAAATTAATTATATTATTTTCTATATTTAATTTATGAGCGATTATGAAAATACAGAAGTTGTTCTCCAAAAAGGAGGTAAAGTAGTTCGCAAAGTAAGTATTAAGAAAGGTAAAGGATATAAGACTATTACTAAATACAGAAAAGGCAAAAAATTATTTACAATGAAGAAACCTATTCATAAAGAACATATAAAACTAATTAAGAAAGGTAAATTTATTCCTGGGTTATTTAATGATTGTAAAGGTTGTAAAACAAAGAAGAGAAGAGGTGGTGATGATGAAGAAATGGGACCCGAAATTAAACCTATTGATCCATATCCTATACCTGCTGACCCAGAGAGATTCAGACGTTATGAAGAACAAATGAGAATACGCGCACCATCACCAGAAGAAGCAGAAGAATTATTCGCCGGACCTACTCCTGAAGGTAAGCAAGCTCTCGAGAGAGAGAGAATGGCTAATGAAGACCCATTAAATAAAGACCCATTTGATAGAGAAGAATTAGAATTTTTTTCTAAAAAAGGGGGTAGAAGAACTAGAAGACGTATATCGATGTAATTTAATTAAAATCACATGCAGGACATATTTGAATAAAATAGAAACAGATAATTCCAAAAATACGAAAACCTTAAATTAAAGTTATATTAAAAATAACATAAATAATTCATATAATATTTTATATATAATATGAATACTAATGACATATTTAATAATTTAGAAGTAGGTCTTTTTACTGAAAAAGTAACTATTTCGGTAGAGAAAAGAAATGGTAAAAAATGTTTAACAAATATTATTGGAATGGCTGAAGACCTTGATTTGAAAAAAATTTTATCTTATATTAAAAAAACACATAATTGTAATGGTTCTATAACAAAAGATGAAACTCATGGAGAAGTTATGTGTTTCTCGGGTGACCAAAAAGAACATATATATAACTTTTTGATTAAAGAAGAAATATATAAAAAAGAGGATATAATCATAAAAGGTATTTAACAATTTATTAATTGATAATGAAAAAAATCCAAATCATCAGCAAATAGATGATTTAATTTTCTTATTGTTTTTTTTTCAAAAATTACATCTTCTGCTCCATTCTTATTTGAAACATTTACTTTTTCAATAGGATGGAATATTTTTTCAAATCCTAAATTGTTTAATATCACTCTTAAATCATTTTCTAGATATTCAAATCTTCCAATTATATCAACACCACATTCACCAGTTTCATCTTCAATTTGTCTCTTTTGACTCATAAAAATATGACCATATTCTATATCACTAACATCATTCAATAAATTTGGTTTATTTATATAATCAAAAAAATCGGATTTTAAATTTAATTTTATATTTATATGATTCCAACCAGATAATGCTCTTTCATATGGATTTCTTATGAAACAAAACTTTTTGTAAATTTTCCATTTTTCTTCATCCATATTCATTTCTTTATTTAAATAATCACTTGTTTTACAATACATTAATAATCCTATAACTTTATTGAAAAATGAATTATCATATTTTGGATTACCGGTTAAAACTTTTCTAAATGCATTTGTTTTACACACGATGTTATGGTCAGGTCTTCTACTATGTATTAATGGTAAATAACTCACAAAACCATAATATTTGACAAGAGTTGGACCTATATATGAACCTCCTGTTTTTGGTATATGAATAAAAATAGCTTGTTTTTCATGATTAATATATATCATTATTTATAACTTAAATTACTTTTTATATTATTATAACCTATAATTTTATTAAAAAAAGAATTATTTTTTATATAATTTACAATATGATATTTTGGTTTAATAATTATAAGATTTGACAGTACATTACTTTGATGCATTTATATTATATTTATTTTAAATAAAATAGTTAAACAAACTTAAAATAAATAAAAATACCAAAATTATTTTGAAAGATGGTCTAAAGCCGATAATAAAACCTGTTCTTGCTCTGTAAGCCTTTGGAAAATTAAATTTTTATCCATCGAAATTTGAAAATGGCGTGCTGGAAATCCAAAATTTTTACAAACACAAAAAACACCATCATCTGTAATTTTCATCTCACAAAATAAGGCACCTTTTGTTAAATAAATATTAGTTGGGTCTTCAATTGGTATCCATCTTAAGAATGTACCATATTTCAATTCATTCATTTCGTCTACATATTTGTAGTCTTTTAATTTGTTAAATATATTAATAGTTTCTTGTTTTGATAGATGAAGTTCTTTTAATATTTTTAATGTCATCTCTCTAATTGTTTTTGTTGTAAAATTTAACAAAGTTTCATTCGAATCATCATCTAACGCTTTTAATAGTTTATTAACATCCATTATTAATACATTACATAAATAAATTTTTATATTATTTATATAATTTTACTTATTACCAAGAACCCCAACTTGAACCACCTCCTAAAACAGAATTTGCAGCCATCGGTTCCATAACACCAGTCATACCATCTGACATTCCTGGACTTGCAGCGCCAACTAAAGGCGTATTTTCTTGTTTATACATTGCATCATAATTTGGTAATTGTTGAGGTTGTATAGTATTTTGACTACCTTGAGTTACATCGAATGTTGGTAATGAATTAATTGCAGTTCCATCGGTATAACCACTAGAGGATTGTTGACCAGAAATTGGTTGAGAAACCTTTACTGTACCATTTCCATTTTTACCATTTTTCTTTTTATTATCAGACTTGCCATTCCATAATTCAGAAACACGGTCAACCAAGAGTGATACCTTCTCTCCAAGTTTAGTTTGCAAGCTCATTGTTATCATTAAAATTGCTAAAATTATATAAACAATATGGA